TAGCGCCCGTCACTACGCTAATCAGCGCGCTCTGTTGCGTTGACAGATCTGGTTGATGCAGCGCCCATTCGATGCAGCGGATATAGACGCCAGTCATGGTCAGCATCATCAGGCGTGGGACAATGCGGTACTCTAAGATCAGCTTACTCATACCTCTCACCACTTAGCATCATGCCTGCCATCTCTTCGGCCCGCTTACCGACTTGCGTCGCCCAGCGGCTGTCGAGCATTTCGTGGCTTGCGAGAGTGTAGTCACCTACAAGCAGCGCAGCCTGCATGTTCTGAAATTTGTCGAAATTTGGGCGGCCGAGGTTGAACAGCATGGACAAGATTACGGCCTGACGCGGTTCATTCATCTTGTTGAACCACGGGTACTGTTCTGCCTCTGCACGGCAGCGTTTGATGTCGTTGGCCAAGAGATAGTCAATCTCAGCATCAGACAGGCCACCACCTAAACTCTCGTCAATCAAACGCCCTACGCCAATCGTCCAGTATCCACGGCTGTCCTGATAGGCGTGCGGTACAACACCTTCATGGTGTTTGATCATCTCAATTAGCTTGCTCATAGCTGCCTTTCATTGATGATTGATATGGCCTTGTCCCAACTCTCTTGCTCAAGGTCGGGGCGCAATGGGTATGACTGCGAATAACGCTGGCTGTATTGATTGACGGATTCCGCCGCATAGAACACAACGCGGCGTGCGTCTAAGAAGCAGTGCGCGATGATGTCCTGCTTGGATGGGTCAGGCAGTTTCTTCTTGGCTGACCCGCTGCCGTTCTGAAAGTGGTAGCCCGGTTTGCGGCTGCTATTATTCGCGCGCAGGCTAGATGCCTTGACTTGCACGCGCACAAAGTCGTCTTCAAGAAACGCAATGATGTCGATCTGGTCTTGTGGGCAATGGATGACCCGCCAGCCTTGCGACAGGGACATGATGGCGGCGCAAGTAATAAACTCGCCAATCAGCCCTCGTGTGGTGGACATTGGTCAAATTATGCCCTTCATCCACAAGATCCAAAGCAACAAGCCACCACCCCCAACGCCGACAAGCAGGAAGCCGACAATGCACACCATGATGGTTTCCCGCACTTTGGCCCTGCGCTCTAGCTCTTCCTTTTGCGCCGCGCGCTGACGGGCTATCTCTGCCTGTAGGCGCTCCCACGCACCCGGTTTGCCGTAGAGCATGAACACGGACCGCATTTCATCACGCAACGTGTCTAGCTCCTCTTTGCGGAAAAACTCGTCTATGCCAGCTTGCTCTGCGCCGGTCATCTTGGAGAAGATTCCCTTTTTCTTTTTGGCAGCGCCAAAGTTTAGCTGCGCCTCTGCCTGTGCATACTTAGAGATTGGGCCAGCCAAGCTGCTAAGATCCTTGCCTGCCTTGATGGCAGTCGAAATTGCAGACGCAGCGGTATTGACCGCAGCAAAAGCACTGATTGGATCTATCATTGCTGTGGGCGACCTAACGCGCGATCTAGCTTGTCCTCAACGCGGTGCAATGCCTGTAAGACTTGTTGCATGTCCTCTTTTAATTCTGACCGTGTAGCGTAATCTTCTCGCGTGCGGTTCAAGAGGATGTCGATGCGCTTTATCTCTGCCAGCATGGAGCGGAAAATAAAAAACGCCGGTCCGATGACCAGCGTTAGCAGGATATTCCACGCCATCATCGATGACATTTCCATTGTAACTCCCCTACGGCGTTGCGCTGCCCGGCGCGTTGAAAACGTCGATGTTAATCGCGCCGCTGGCTGGCACGTTGGTATTACCTAATACCGCGTCATAACCGAGCGTCCAGTTTGAGGTGGACTGATCGTTTTTGACCTTGCGCGTCTGGTTCTGGGTATAGGTCTGCGCCCCGCCTGTTGAGCCGGAGGTTGTCGTAATCGTAACGGCGTTATTGTTGGTGAAGTCTACGTCGTGCGTTGTGACTTGCGCCCTCGTAAACTCTCGCATGAACGAATTGCTACCACTAAAAGTTATGGTGCCTGACGAAAATGTCCCGCCGTTAGGGCTAGACACCGCGCCGTTGTTCGCTGGGCCAGCTATAGTGCAAGCTATTATTGCTGCGCCGTTTCCGGTACTGTCGAATGTACTGAAATTACCAATGCCAATACCATTACGGAAAACTTGTACTGATCGACTGGACGACCCACCATCAGCGTCTGGGTGAATGTTGATAATTTCAATTTTAGCCGTGTCTGACTGTATTGAGATAGAGGTGCTGTTACTCTGTTGTTGAAGTGAGCCGGTAAATGTCGAAGTCGTCGTCACGTCCACAGTAAACTGGCCGACCGTCTGATCGGCTGTGCCGCTGGTGTTTGACTGCGCTGTTACCTGATCGCCCGGAACCTCAGAGCCGCCACGATAGTATTCACTAATGCTGATCGGGTTTGACCCGCCGTAATACGTTTGGATTTCACTGAACGAAATCGCGTTTCCTGCGCCACCATCGACCGCCATCTTTACGCTCCGTCGTAGCTGGACAGATCGGCAAATGCCGTAATGTCGTCGATGACCTTCAGGTGACCTGTTGTCGTCAGCAACATCTTGGCGACCGCGTTGTGCCTAAAGACAAGCTCATCCGATGACGTAACTACCACCGTCCAGTCAGTGCTTGCGCCGATCTGGATTGCCACGTCTGTGCCAGTGTCGCTGGCGTTGACGTTAGTAGCTTTTACGATGGGCGAGTTGATGACATCAACAGCCTCCGCGCCGGATGCGAAGTCCTTCAGATGCGAAAGAACTTCTCGAAAAGCATTATTAACGTCACTTGGTAACATACTGTTTTCAGCTAGATTCACCCCGCCGACATCAGTGTTGTTCGCAGCAGTGCTGTCGTATTCGGTAAGTTTGTTTTTAGCCATTAGTACCTCGCAAATTCACTGCCAAGAAGACCACCGACAGCGGGCATACCCGCTTCAGTTAATGCCCGCGTGCCGCGCCCGACTCCTAAAACGGAGTTTGCTAAGGGGCGATACATTGGGCTGATAATGGGCAACGCAGCAGCGCCACCCGCATAGCTAGGATTGGTGAAAGCTGCCAAACCGAAAAGTCCCTGTGGTGTACCGCTGTCCCTTGGCGGGTCTAGTACAGCGCGGCCATCCTTAGACAAATCCTGCAAGCGCGCTTTGCCCCGTGCAAATTGACGCTTGTTTGGCTTTTTCACAGCGGCTTCAAATTGTGCAGGCGAAAACTCTCTAGCGCCGCCGCGAACAATCGCATCTTCGACGATTTTTGCCTTGCCATAGCTAGAGTTAATTCTTTGCAGTGTATCTTTCGCACCAGCCGTCTTACCAACTACAGATTCACGCAAGATTTGCAGAGACTGCTTCATGCCTTCCGCAGCACGGCCAACAGACCTGTCGCCACCCTTGGCATACTGGTCAGAAAGCTCTTTCACACGGCGAGACATGTCAGACTCTATTTGCTTGAATGTCTGACCATCAACTTGCTTGCCGCTGCCACGAAGATCAAAGTCATCCATGATCGCACGCAATTCATCGCGCATGATTTTGCCTGCGTCCGCATCCCTGCCGACGCTGCCGATAACGACATTGATCTTGGCTTTAACTGAATCCACACTTGGCAGGCTGATATCTGGCAAAACCTTGTCATAGGCGGCGTCAAAGATGTCATCCATTTCAGTAATGATCGTGTCGCCTTCAGCACCACGGGTCACCTTTTCGCCAATATCTTCCAGTGCTTCGTTAGCCGCTGCCCTGTTAAATTCAGGTATAGCTTTCCTTTGAGCCGCCCTAATCGGATCTAGTTTTCCGAGAGCCAGGTCAGCAAAGCCTATGGCGCTGTTAGGGGATTGTTGTGCAGGCGTTAAGGTCACGCCTTTTTTCATAAGCCGCTGTGCAGGCTCAGTAGGCGCTGGCCCAACCGTGGAGCGCAGCACGCCGCCAACAGCACCCGTCAATGCTGCGCCAGTAGCGCCGCCAGCCACGGTCGATTTGATTTGATCGGCGGCGTCACCCTCGCCCGCTCCAAGGCCATATGCAGCGCCTTCAACAGCGCCACGGCCCATCGCGGCACCAAGTCCCTTACCAGCCGCTACGCCCGCCCTAGCAAGCCCAGCGCCCCCTAAAAGGGCCATTGGCAGAGACGCAATGATTTCTGTGCCATATGCAGCCAGCGGGTCATCTTCTCTAAAATCATCAAGATTTTTGCGTACTTCATCTCTTGCTTGTGTATACGCCTCTTTAAATGGCTTCCCCTCTACCGCAGCATCATAGATGCCTCTGAATAGGCCATAACCTTCGTCCGAAAACCCAAACATGACGCCCTGCATAGCAGCACGCGCATAATCCATCGCATCTGCGCCATTATCATCGGAACCAGATGTTGCGGCGCGTGTGCCACGACGGCTAGACGCAATCTGGTTAACCAGATCTTGCTGTTCCTGCTTGGAAAGGGTTTTGAATTTGTCGTCAAACTCGACAACGCCAACCCCGTCGATTTTTACTTTGACGCCCATTCCTTACCCCACTATCTCATAGCCAACGTCGCCAGCCGACGAAGACACTGTGCCGCTGCTTCTAAACGGGTTTTGCTTGATGTCTTTTTGGTCTTGCTGATAGATCGCACGCTGCCTGTTAAGGATGCCGATATCCGTCTCATAAAGCTGGTAACGCTCGTTGTAGATACGCTCGATTTGCGCCGCGACAATCTCTGGGTTTTGCAGCGCCCCAATGTTCCCGCCAAGGGCCTCAATGACGCGCAAGGCATCTTGCTCTGTCATCACACCGCCGCCGACGACAGACAGACGTTGCGCGCCCAGCAAGCCTTGTAACTGACCATTCATATATGCCGCAGAAAACTCGGACGGGCTTAGATCGCCAGTGTCAAAAAAGGTCTTCAGCTTAGTGGTGAATTGATCGGCCAAAAGTTTGAAACCGGTGTTTCTGTCATCGAAGCCGGACAGATAATCTGTTAATTGACCTAGCGACTTTTCATGCTCTGCCACCGTTTGTTCCAGCTTAATCAGCCCTGATGCGCCAACGGCATCACGGGATAGGTAACTTTTTACGGTAGGCTCTGCATCTGCGGGTAACGGAATTAGCTCACCGGATGGCGTGCTTAACATCGTCACGCCGGTATTCGGATTGAACACCCCTTCGCCAAGGTACTCATTCGTGCCTTTACGCACATACGGGCCTTTTTTCTCAAACCCTTTGGTCGATTGCTTCTTCAGCCTATCCATCTCACCCTGTTGCTTGAGCATCGCATTGATGCCCATGCCTATGGCCTGACCAGTGCCGACAGGACGCATTTGCGGGCCACCAGCCTCTAGCAGTGCCGCAGCGCCAGCGAGGTTGCGGCGGGTGCGCGGATCTTCAAAGCTAGTGCCGAAGAAGTCGCCAAACAGACCTTTCTGTTGCTGTGCAGCGGGTGCAGCCGGTGTCTGACCCAACAAGCCAGTAGGCGGAAGGCCAATGCCGCGCGCGTTACGCCGTATAGCATCGTCATACGGCTGCGGTGCTTGCGGTTGAGGCGCAGCACCCGGCATCCCCATCGTGGCCGCTTGCGGTGCCATATAGGACGATGGCGGTACGTTATAGCCAAGAAGGCTGGCTTGAGATTGTGCCGCTGGTGCCGCAGGACGCACGCCTATGGGTGACAGCAATCCTTCATCCATAATCCTATCAATAGGACGTATTGCCATTATCTAAACTCCCAACAAGCCAAGAAGACCGCCGCCTACAGCGCCGTACATTGGGTTGAAGCCAGCCATGCTGCCTAACTGCGCGCCACTCAATGCCCCACCCAGGCCACTAGCCAGCGGGTTGCGGAACACGGGCTGGCTGCTTGTGCTGCCGACCGTGCCGCCACCAACAAGGCCGAGGTAATTTTTCAATTTTTCAGCGTCTATATTTTGCTCGAAATTGAACCTGTCGATGTCAGCCTGCAAATTAGCCTCTGCCATGCCTTCACGCGCACTGCCGACCTGTGCAAGCTGTTGCAGATCAAGGTTCTGCACTTGCGGCGCTTGAGATATCGCAGCCTGTTGCGCGCTCAGTGCAGCCGGTGCCAGACCAGCGGCAAGAGCCTCTTGGTTTGCCCCAGAGCCATACCTGCCAGCCTTGGCAAATTGGCTAGTGACCTGATCGACCACAGGCTTGAAGGCGGCAGACATCAAAGGGTTAGTACCCATGAGGTTCTGGCGCACAACATCTTGTGTCGCCGCTGTCATGCTGTTTGGATCTAGCGCACGATCACGCACACCCGTCAGTGCCATCTCACTCTCTGGCGAGAAGCCCACGACAGTGCTGCCGGGGAAATAATTAGGCATGTCAGAGCGGTACTGATTCAACGCCTCTGACAGACCAAACTCCAAAAACGGCTTTGCATAATCTGGCGGGTTTACCTGCGTATTCACAGTCTGCGCGCCGCCGCCGCCACCACCTTTACCCATACGTCTTTACTCCTACTGTTGCGGCTTCTTCGTAGCCGTTAAGGGCGCGTACCCACCCACGTCGCCCAACTATTTCAGAAGCCGAGCAACCCCATTTTTTGGACCATTCGATTGCTGTTACTTCCAAATCCCGCAGCGTCTCAAGGTCGCCGCCAGCCAGCCAGAAACGCAGTGTGCGGCGTTGCGGATAGTCGATAATCTCCGTAACAAGAGCCGCGTTACTTTCTGGCCAAAACTGCGCGTCTCCTGAAAGAACAACGCGCAGGACATCTTCAAGTGTGTGACTAAACTGTGCATATTCCAGTGCGTCCTCAATGTAGCCGCCACAGCGTTCCCACTCAGCCAATAATGACGTATCCGAAAGTTCTATCGGACTGCGTATTGTTTGCATGTGTGACTGTGAATGACTGTTTGGCTGTTGTACTGACATAGATCGTCCCGTTACCAACTTCGGTTGCTGCATTGGCTGTCTGCGGCATCAGCAAAATGATGCTGTCCTCGCCTGCCCTAAAGTCAGTAATTGCTGTGGTTGCGGCGCTGGCAGTGCATGTAAAGGTGCCAGTGCTGTTCAGCTTGCCGTCCAGTATTCCGTTGACGACTTGGCTGACTTCTCGCGGGTTGTCGGCTGATGTTGGTAGACGACGAAAGTTAGCGTTGGCCAAGGCTTCTACCCTCGACATCTACGCCTTGAGCAAAATCCCAAGTGCCAGAAATGTTCATGCGGAATCTGTGGAAGCGGCCTTGATCGCGGTGCAGGCAAAACCCGTCGTCAGTCAAAGATGATGTGCTACTGAATGTAACAACCTCATCCTGCCTATCGCGCGTGCCTACCTGCATGGTCACGCTGCCGTCAGTGAAATACGGCACTGTCTTGGTAACTACAGAGTGACGACCGGGGTTAACCGGCACCTCTGCCGTTTCAATGGTGGCTGCGAGAGGCGTGCCGGAAAAGCTCTTGATCTTGTTGTCGAGAGAGCCGCCAAAGAAGAATGTGCCGCCCTTAAAAGATGTGCTGTCGAGCGTGCCAGACAGCGCATCAAGGTTTGCCGCCTGTGTGTCCAACGCTTCCATCGTCACAGAGGCTGTCGAGATGGGAGCAAGCAACTCTGTCGAAACCTCAAGCAACGACCAGTTGTCGATTGCATAGTTGTAGACAATGATCTTGTCAGGCGTGCTTCCTACATTGTCATTGCTGACATAACTCCACGCAACGATCTGGTTGATCGGATCTACAGCACAAGAAACCTTGTCGATCTTTGCGGAGTTAAAATCCTTTTGGAAAAAGTCATCAACCTTCTCAGCACCTATCGGCGTTGATTGACGACCGTCGAATTTGAAGAAGCCGTCGCGCGCAAGGTAGAAGATGTTGTTTCCTACGTTTGCAATACTGTTTGGATACGGACAGCCGCGTGATGTCTCTACAAGGTCAATCTGATAGATCAGCGGCGATCCGACGTAATACGCGATGGCAATCCCGCGCTCCATCATAATAGTCGCTTGCTGCCCGCCGATTAGGCCAGTAATAGCGCCAGAGTCACCACCAAAGATGTCCTGAAAGTCAGATTGGTCAGTGCCTGTAGTCCAACTTGTTTCGTCGTTTATGCCAGACCATCTTACGCGGAACGGCTTGCGCCCAGAGCCTTCATCTATGTTTGCGGTCCACACCTGATCGCGCACAACAGCGATAAAGTCAGCCTTTGGCGGTGTGCCTGACAGGTTTGAAAATGTGCTGTCGCTACCGAGCGTCCACTTCTGTAGCTCCTCGCCAATGCCGCCAGCGGCTATAACCGTGCTGCCAAACTGCACGAAGCGCCACCGCTCGTCGCCTGTGCTTGTGCCAGAATTGCCAAGGTCATAAGCGGGCGAACCTGCTTTGGAAACGTCGTCCAGATCCTTGTCTGTTTCAGAGTAGCGGTAGAGTTTTGCATCATCGCCAGCGAACAAGAACACATTGCCATCAGTGTCTTTTGCAGTAAAAACGCCGCGAAGACGATTGCTTGCGGCGTTGCTGAAATCTACGAATGACTTGACGCTTCGATAACCCTTAGCGGCAGGAATGACGTTCTTGGCAACCGTCACACCTGGGTTTTGCAACGCAGGTTGATCTGGTAGCCACGGGCCAAAGTTTATCATTGTCTAAGCCACTCCTCACCGCCGTCGTTCACAACGGTCCAAGTCACCGAGTTTTCGGCAATGTCTGTCCAAGTCTCTGTGCCTTCAGACTGTGTCACCCATGTGCCGGTAGCTGTCTGGTCAGTCCACGTCTCCGTTCCTTCAGCAACCTCAGTCCACGCATCGCCAAGAATCTGCGCAAGGCACACTTGATTGAGCGCGAAGCTGACGCCGCCGCTTGTTACGAAAACGCCGACAGCCTGACCATCGACGGTCGTGACAATCTCAACGCTGGCATCCATGCCCTTGATGCGTGAGAAGGCGCTTGCGGCGGTCACAGCCGTGCTTGCTGCGCCGCTCACAAGGCGGATACGATCAGACGCAGAAGTCGTCGTCACCGTCACTGACGCCGCGCCAGATAACACTAATAGCTTAAGGGCTGTTGCAGATGCACCGAAGGAAATGGCTGCGGTGCCGTCAACATTTTGGACTACAGATATGGAAGCGTCATCAACGCAAAACGGCGCTTCACCAAAAGCGAAGGTGCTTAACATCAGGAAAAAATCCAGTAAACGTCGCGGACACTAGAATTTAGGTTGTTCCCATGTTCAGCTTGATACCATTCGATAGTGCCTGTTGAAGCAAGCGTAACTTCTGGGCTACGCAAGAAGCCTGAACCGGGCGCGGCTGAACTTCCAGAGCCGCTGCCTTCGTAATAAATATAGAAGCCAGCCGTTGTTCCCAAAGAATGATCAATCCCTGATCCGTTTACGCCACCTGTATTGCTTGACGGGGTGCCAGCCGCATCACGCATGAAACGCATAGCCCCGCTGGATTGTGTAATTACATTGTAAAACGTCGCAGCAGGGTAATTAAAT